TTATCCAAAAGACTTTACCTTTATCTGTCCAACAGAAATTGCAGGTATGGATGTATTAACAGAGCATGCAAATGTAGTAGGAATCAGTGGAGACAATGAATTCTGTAAGCTTGCTTGGAAACAAGAAAATGGTATGATTGGTAATATTCAACATACTCTTGCAGCTGATTGTGGACTAGGACTCAGTCATACGCTTGGTATTGTTAATGAAGAAGAAGGTGTACCATATAGAGCTACATTTATCTTTGATAGAGAAAGAACAATACAACATGTATCAGTCAATGCACTTGATACTGGTAGAAATGCTCAAGAAGTATTAAGAACTCTTAAAGCTTTGCAGGCCGGTGGTCTTACTGGTTGTGCATGGGATGAAGGAGATAGTTTTGTCGGATAATCCATTAGAACCAAAAATTATGACTAAGAAAAGATTTTCTGCAGCAGTAGAATATCTTGTGGCAAATAATAATATGTCATATATTGATGCTACATCTTATGTTATTGAGGAGAGAGCAATGGATTATAAGAATATGAAAAAGCTACTTACTGATTCTCTTAAACAAAAGATTGAAGAAGAAGCCGCAAGTCTTAATTTAATTAAAATCAAAAGAGGTAATAAACTACCTTTATGAATGATCCGTTTGAATCATATAAATTATATAATGCATTAAAGTTACATTTTGAAACTAGCTATGATGCAGTTAAATATAATTTTAAATCAAACGTATCGCCTCAATCTTTTTTTAAACGAAAAGATAAATATTTTTTTGCCAAGCTAGCAAATACATACGAATCTGAACTGAAAGAATTTTATGTTGCTAACTTTAAAAATGATGTTAAGTATGTCGGTGATATGCTCAATGAAGGTGGCGAAAGATATTATAGAGAACATAAAAAAATTATGGAATCTTTAACCTATAGGTTTCAGAATGATATAAATAAACTTAATGATATGGATGTTTCATTTGATTCTCTTTTAGAAGCAGAAGATAATAATCATCCATTGATTATAAAGCTTTGGATGCAAGAAGAAATACTATTGGAAACAGTAGTCATTTTGGATTCAATACTTGGATTTGTAGAACGTGAAAATAAGAAGATAACTGATACCATTATTTGGCCAGATATTTTTCGTAAGATAACGAAATACAAACCCTTTGTAAAGTTCGATCGCGATAGATATTTAAATTTATTAAAAAAGACCTTTACATCTACCACATAATGTGGTATAATATAATATAATGAATAAAGTGGTTAATTCAGTAATACAGTGTAAATACAGGAGAAATATATGTCACTAGAAAATCTAAAGAGCATGCGAGGCTCGTCAATCGACAAACTCGTAAAAGCAGCGGAAGCAGTATCAACAGCAAAAACAGAGAGCAACAGTTATGTTGATGATCGTTTTTGGAAACCGACGAGAGATAAAGCAGGAAACGGTTACGCCGTAGTCAGATTCCTACCAGCCAAAGAAGGTGAAGATCTTCCTTGGGTAAGGTATTGGGATCATGGGTTTAAAGGCCCTACTGGCTTATGGTATATTGAAAACTCTTTAACATCTATTGGACAATCAGATCCAGTAAGCGAATCAAATGGTTTACTTTGGAACTCTGGTCGAGATGAAGATAAAGCTACTGCAAGGGAAAGAAAAAGAAGACTACATTACGTATCTAACGTATTAGTTATTTCCGATCCTGACAATCCTCAAAACGAAGGAAAGGTATTTCTTTACAAATTTGGTAAAAAGATCTTTGATAAAATCATGGATGTAATGCAACCACAATTTGCAGATGAAGATCCAGTAAATCCTTACGATTTTTGGGAAGGTGCTGACTTTAAGATTAAAATCAGAAAAGTAGAAGGTTGGGTAAACTATGATAAATCAGATTTTAGTTCGCCATCGTCATTATATGACGGAGACGAAGCTAGACTTACAGAAGTGTATGAAAAGCTTTATAGCTTAAATGAGTTTGTTGATCCATCTAATTATAAAACATATGATGAATTAAGTATGAAACTCAATAAAGTACTTGGAATAACTGCAGGTCACGCACCAGCGGCTGATCCATTTACTACTGAGACAAGTACTCCAGCTCCAACGTTGACTGCAGAAGATAATCACTTCGAGTCAACTCCAGTTGACAATTCAGCTGATGAGGATGATACTCTTAGTTATTTTGCTAAACTAGCTAAAGAATCTTAATTTGAATTAAAAAACTTCACCACAGTTTTTTCAAGGGCTCTTTTAAGAGTCCTTTTTTTATCTTCTTCCACCATTAGCACCTGCTAATTCCATTGATGCCATAGAATTTCCTGTGGGATTGACCACAGTATTTGAACTTGAACTATTTGAAGAACTATTTTGTTGAGTTACAGAAGTAACTACGGTTTGAGTTGTTATCGATGATTGACCTTGAGCATTTTCTTGCGAAGTAGCTAAGACATCAGATTGTAGATTAGGTTCTACTGCAGCAATCTCTGCAGGCGGAGTTGCAGTATCGGGTAATCGTTCGCCAGTTTCTTTATCTATACCAGCATATTCATATACAGCAGAAGGTATTAATTTAGCCGCGGCTCCTGCAACTGAAAAAAGAGGTGCAGTTGGATCAGGTAATCCTGCTCTTAATATTGATTTAATGAAGTTATTTATTGCCTCTCCAATGGATAAAACCTTTTCAATTGCTGCATCCATAGCATTACTTAAAAATTCTCCAATACGGCTAAAGAAACCAGTTACTTTATTTACTATGTTTTGAAAAAATTCTGTAAATGAAAAGTCTGAAAAGAAATTACCAATATTTTCTGTAGCGGCTGATGCTTTATCACCAATAAATTTTCTAATAGCTCTTGCTGGGCCAAAGAAAAATTTTTCACTTAAATTACCAAGCCATTCTTTTGTATCAAATTCTAATATTGCAGTACCTTTTTCTTTATTAAATAATCCTACTATTTTTCCAAGTAACCATTTAGGCAAATCTATAAAAAATGCAACTAAGCTAGTCCATGTTTCTTTAATACCAGCTTCTAATTTTTCCATAATGGTACCTTCGGTATTAAAACCTTTAAGAATACCTTGAAATGCGTAATAAATCGCAGTGATAGGTAAGAAAAGTTTACCTACAATTTTTCCGATATTACCTAATAGCTTTGGAGCATTTTTAAAGAATTTACTATTTTTTAAATTAGTAAAGAAAGTTCCCATTCTTCCAAAAAACCTGCCAACACTTTTTAATCCATTTCCTATAGATTTAAATGTTTTTAATATAAAACTTACTGCTCTTATAATTGGTCCTATAATAAAGAGTGCGACTGTACCAAGTACAAGTCCTAAGCCTTCTGTATTTTCTTTTAGATTTGTCCAAGCACCAGAAAAATCGCCTTCTACTGCCATTGTGATTGAATTAATTATGGTATTAATAGCTGTCATAGCTTCTTGTAGTTTTTCAAAGAATAATTCTGGATTTATAAATAACATAGCTGCAGCCAAAAGACCACCAGCACCTATTGCTTTACCAGCAAATTCATCAAAGCCTTTTGCTACTGAATCAAGTTTGCCACTCATTTTATTTAAAATGCTATTGGCTTCGTCTTGTGCTTTTTGTTTTTCTCTTTTTTCTTCTTCGGATTCTACGTTTTCTTTTATAGCTTCAATCTGTTTTTCTGCCAATTCTTTTTCGGCTTCAGTTGATGATTGATTATTGAGGATTTCATTTGCCTTTTCAAATTCGACTTTTAAAGCTTTGATATTAGTGTCGCCGACTTTCATACTATTTTTAAACTGATTTAAAAACATTTCCATATCAACTGTTTCTGTTTCAGCTTTATTAGCTTTAGTCGAATCTTCTAAAGCTTTGGTAAGCTTCTTCATGTCAACAACATTTTCTTTAGCTTCTTTACCGCCAAAACCAGCTTCTAATTGCTTTTCAGAAAGACTTTTTTTCTTATCCTCTGCCATTGTTTATTCCTTATTTACCAAACGCCTTTCCAGCTTCTGATATACCAAACGCACCAAGTGTTACAACAACAAATGATGTATATATTGTTTCAGAAACTTTTAAATCCATATCCCATACTAATGCTGTAACTAAGTCAGTCATACCAAACACTACCATAAGAAAAAAGGATACAAACCCAATGATTGCTTTTTCATTAAGATCGTTATCGTCTAAAAATAAGTCTATGAATTTACGTTTAGGCGGGGAAAGTTGATCCCTTGCCTTCTTCGCTTCTTCTTTCATTTCTCTGATTTGATCTTCTTGTTCATCAAGCTTTTCAATCATAGCCATGTACTTATCTAAATCAATTTCGACTTCGTTTCTGCTGTTATCTGTATTTTCAGCCATTATCTTCTCCTATTCTCATTTTTAATTCTTTCATTTTCCTTTTCTATCCAATCCTGTAAGAGAGCTATATAAATCTCCCTCTCCCACGGTATCATATTATCTAGTTCAGTTAAACTATAACCATGATGTTGCATCATTGCAAAGTTAGTCCTATAATGGTTTACAAGACTATCGTGTGAGAGGCCTACGTAAAAAAACTCGCAATACCTTTTAATTCCATTGTGTTATGTTTATTACAACCAACGCAATCCCACTCTGCATTATAATTTAATGATGGTAAATTTTCAAAAAATTCAGCCAACTTTTTAAACTGTTCGCCATTTAGGCTATCTAAAAAAGATTGCACAGATTCTTTTGATTCATTACTTACATCATGTATAGCATCAGTATCATATATAGAATCCATACACTGAATAATCATATCCATCATTGATTCAATACCACCTTCTGCATCGATATTTTCAATATCAGATAAAGCAGGATATCGCATTGTTACACCAACCTCTGATGTTAAAGGAATAACATTATCCTTTCCAATATCATTCATTTGTATTTCATCTAAATTAATATTAACTTCAGTAAGTTCTTCACAATCGCATTTTAATTTAATATTAACATTTTCACCAACCGATTTTGATCGTAAAGCTAAAAATAAAGCCTCAATATCAAACATAGCAAGTTTATCAACATTAATATCATCAAACACACATGATTTAATTACTTCTTTTACAGCTCTCATGATTGACTTTTGGTCTTGTGTTTCCATAGCCATCATCAGAACCTTTTCCTCTTTTACGAGATAAGGTCTAAAAGAAACCTCTTTTTGTAGCGATGGTACCATTGTGGTATATCTCGCTGTATTTAATTGTGGCAATGCCATAATTATTCTCCTATAATATTATCCAAATATCTCAAGTGCGGACCTAATAGCACTTCCAGTACTACTTAATGGTCCTTCTGGTACATATTTATCATACGCAAAAGTCACACTCATCTTAATAGTATCACTTGATTCTTGTGATAGTTCAATACTCTCAAAAGAAACGGGATACGCCTTTTCAAGTTTTACTCCATAAATTGGAGTATTTTGCTCATCCAGTTGTTGTATAATAACATCAACCGCATAATTCTTTTTATATCCTACGATATATGTTTCCTTATTCATTACATTTGATTGCCAAGTATCAAACATTTTTCTCATATAATAATCATTTGTAAGTAAAAATGTTATTGTGACATCATCATCAATAAATGTATAAGGAAACTTGTTTGTTTGTTTATAATCCTGATGTTCAAAGGTACTTAGGCTTGTTCCAGGTAATGTTACACTTTGACATAAAATTGAAATATCTCTTGGATCGTTAATTAAATTGTTAGCACTAAAGTTCCCAGATATTACTGAACCTATAACACTTCCAATATCTATATTTAAAAGTGACTGACTTGGTGGAGTAAAGATTACATTAAATCTATTTGCTTTTGCAAGACCACCTTTTTTACTTATTAACGATTTTAAATTATCAATACTTGACATTAGCTTCTCGCGATTTTAAGACTTTCATTCCAAATAGAAGCCTTACTTTTCTTTTTAAATTGTTCTACTGGTAAAAAGATTGCAATTTCCCAATCTGTCA